TGCCGCGGGGTCCTCGTTGCGTTCTTCTGAGTGGGGCTTATGAAACCCGACGAAACGGCGGCGGGGGAAAACCCGTTGGAGAAGAACCTGCGGATGGCCCCCGGCACTCCATTCGCCTCCAACGTCTCCCTCGATAACTTTGTCTACGACGCCGGCGCCCGATCGTGGGGAGAGTTGCGGTGGGCCGGCGATATGTACCGCGTCCCGCTCGACGACATCAAGAAGGGCGTTGAGATCGGCATGTACGATCCCGACGTGGCCAAGGAGATCGTTCCTACCAGCAAGTACCGCGTCGACAACGACAAGCTGGAATCGTACAGCCGCGGCAACGAGTTCGACCGGGACGACTTTCAGCCGAGGGTCGACCTTGCCGTCGTGTGGGTGAGGCGCGACCGCCGCATCTATACCTTCGTCGTCACCGACCGCACCAAGTTCTGTATCAAGAACCAAGCGCCGCTGGCGTCGATGGAGTGGGACGATCCTGAGACGGGGCCGTATCACATCCTCGGATTCAGTGAGGTTCCTGAGAACATCATGCCCGTTGGTCCGGCCGTCCACATGGATGAACTGGACCGGCTGATTAACAACCTGCTGCGGAAGCAGGCTCGGCAGGCGATGCGCCAAAAGGACGCCACGATCTACAGCCCGCAAGGCGCCGACACGGCGAAGCGTTGGCAGAAGACTCCTGACGGCGGCATGATCCAAGGCGACCCCACTGGCATCGGCAAGCTCACGGAAGGCGGAGCCAACCCGCAGAACCAACTGTTCCTTGGCAACATCATCGAGATGTACAAGAACGCTTGCGGCGGACTCGACACGCTGCGGGGGACTGGCGCGGCTGCCGGCACGGTCGGCCAAGAGCAGTTGATCCACGACGCCTCGAATCGCGCCATCGCCCAGATGCAGTACCGGGTAATGGACGCCACCCGCCGGCTATTGAAGTCGCTGGCGTTCATGCTTTGGACCGACGAGTTCAAGGAAATCTCCGGTCAGTTTGAGGTTCCCGGAACTGACTACGCAGCCGAGACGACGTGGAAGCCTGGCGACCGGGAAGGCAACTTCCTTGACTACAACTTCGACGTGAACGTCTTCTCGATGACATACCAGCCGCCGGCTCAGGTAGCTGCGGAGTTGATGAACTACGCGATGAACGTCATTGTCCCGCTCGCGCCAACGATGGCGCAGCAGGGCGGCATGTTCAACGTCGCCGAGTTCAACAACATCATGGCCGATCTGACTGGCCGCGAAGAGTACAAGCGGATGGTGACGTTCACCACTCCGCCCAGCGAAGAGGCGGCAACCCCGTCAACCAGGGTGAAGCCGCCCAACACGACTCGCACCTACAACCGCAGTATCCCGAGCGGAACTGCTCAAGGAGCGGGCACGCTGATGCAGCAGCAATGGGCTTCGATGGCTAATTCCGCAGGAGGGGCGTCGATGACGCCGGCTGGATGAGTAAGGTTCTGCGCTTCGACGACGAAGGCAACCCCATGTGGGTAAGCAAGTTCGCGTGCGATATTCCCCGTCGCGCCAACGAGCCCGATATTGTCAGCGATTCGCTAGGCACAACCATCTGGCAACTTGAGGAATCGCGCGAAACAGCCCGCCGCAACGGCTTCCAGATTGAATTCGTGGAGGACAAAGGGCCGAGCGGAGTTGAGGGGTTCTATCCCGCCAAGGGAACTCCGACCGAGATTGCCCGCTACGAGAAGTTTCGACAGGGATCTGAAGCGGAAGTAAGGCGAGCGGGAAGCGGCGGCGTGGTGTCCGCCGATGAACTGGCGACGGCTGCGCGCCTGATGCGCGAGAAGTATCCGGTCAGGGAGGGAGTGTGATTAACGTGCAAGATCGTCCGCGACGAGCGAACGTCATTTTTGCTGCTGAGTACATCCCGATGTGCCCGGCGCATGGGATCGACATGATCGAGTATTCGCGGCGTCAATTGTTGATCTACTTTCGCTGCGCGCGCAAGGATTGCGAATGCACCGACAAGGCTCCGCGCAAGCTATTCATCGCTTCGCCGCACGGCAGACCTTAGTGCTGGATTCAGCACTGTGCAGTCTATTTTGATGGAATCGACACCCATACCGTTGAGGTATGAGTGTAGACAACCTCTCAGACGACCTTCCCGAAGACGCGCCAGAGCCGGTACAGGCTGAAGGCACGTACCCTCTCACGCCGCGCATGATCGCGATTGCGAAGGGCGAAGACCCGGACGCGATCACTTCTGAAGCGGACGACGCGCCGGCTGATGAGCCGGAAGTTGATCCGGCTGACGATGCTGGCGAAGTCGCTGAACAACCCGCCGACGATACACCGGAACCAACGTCGTGGGTAACGGAAGGCGACAAGCAACGGGCGCGGGCTTACGGGCTCGACCCGGAAGACTTGGCGGCCTACTCCTCACGAGAGGAGTTTGGTCGCATCACGCGGGCCATCGACAAGGCGGCTTCTCGCCGCGAGCCGACTGCACCCAAGGCCGTCGAAACGCCGGCCCCCAAGGTCGACGAGGTTGTTGACGACACGAAGCCACGCGATGCCAACGGCAAGCTGAATCTCGCCTACTACGAGAAGAACTTCGACGAGGCGACGGTCGAACTGGTCCGCGAGCAAATCGCGAAAGACGACCTCATTGCGAAGCAAAACCAAGCAATTGAGTCGTTCCGACAAGAGCAGGAAGAGGCAGCCTGGATTCGTCACACCAACGAGTTCCATCGGGCCGCTGAAGAGATTCGTCCTGAATTCTTCGGCCGCACGACCGACAAGAGCGGGCTGCCGGTTGACCTGTCGCCTGCCGAACTTGATCGGCGCCAGAAGCTCTGGAATGCCGCGAACATCATCTCCGACCACATGCTTCGCGAGCAGGAACGCAGCGGACTCCAACCGTCCCTGCCGCCTTGGGCCAACATCCTGAAGCAAGCCGAAGTGCTCGCGTTCGGCGAAGAACTCGCCAAGTTCGAGCAGGCCGCTCAAAAGGCCAGCAAGCAAGCGACCCGCACCGAGCAGCTTCAGCGCGTCGCCGCTCAATCGCAACGTCGGCGCCCGGTCGCACAGACCGCCGGCACGCACGCCGCTTATCGCGGCGCACCGCCCTCCGATCCACACAGCACCGAAGCCATCTTGCAGCACCCAACCATGGAAGCGGTGCTGCGCCGCATCAACGACAAGAGCCGCTAACGGCGGTAGACACCGAACTCTGATAGTTCACCACGGAGCAGACAACAATGGCCGCCCCTCTCACGCCTGACGAACTCGACGATCTCGTCACCACGACTCTGCCGCTTTTCAAGAAGCACAAGATCACGGATATCTCGCTCGATCTGCCTGAGTACATCAGCGCCAAGATTATGACCGAGAAGAACGTGGTGGAGCGCGGCGGACGCACGCTCGACTTCCGCGTGAAGACCCGCAACACGGGCCTCGCTCGCAACACCGGCATGTTGTCGGAAGACGTGACCGGCATCGAAGACGTGATGGTTTCGGCGTCGGTCCCGTGGACCAAGCAGACCGTCAACTGGTCCTACTCGGTCGACGAGCCGGAATTCCAAAGCGATGCCGAAGAGATCGTCGACATTCTCCGCGTTCGCGACCTCGACGCCATGAGCGACATGGCCGAGTTGAACGAAGAGAACCTGTGGTCGGCGCCGGCGTCCAGCAGCGAGAAGCGCCCGATGGGCATTCCGTTCTGGCTGCAAAAGGACGCGAACACCGCCGCCAACGACGGCACGCTCAACGGTCGCGACCCGTCCGGCTTCACCGGCGGTCGCGGCGGCATCAGTTCGACCACCTACTCGAAGTGGCGCAACTGGACGTTCCGCTACTCGGCGTACACCACGGACGACTTGGTTCGCAAGATCAAGCGGGCCTTGGTGTTCACGAAGTTCATCCACCCGGTTCCGCACCCGGAACTCGGCTACAGCGCGACGCAGCGTGAAATCTACACGACCTACCGCGTCATCGAGCCGCTGGAGCGGTTGGCGGAAACGCGCAACGAGAACCTTGGCAACGACGTGGCTCGCTACATGGGCCAAGTGGTTGTCGGCGGCGTCCCGCTGCGGCTGGCTCACTACCTCGAAGCAAACGACACGAACGACCCGCTCTACGGCGTCGACTGGTCGGTGTTCCGTCCGTTCGTCCGCAAGGGCGCGAACATGCGTCGGATGGGTCCGATGCAGATGCCAAAGCAGCACGACGGCAAAACGATTCATTACGATACGTTTATGAATTATTCGTGCTATAACCTGCGTAAGTGCTGGGTTGGTTCGCTCGCCACTACCTAACAACGCCCCTTAGCGGCGCCCTTAATACAAATCGCCTCTTTCGGGAGAGTTACAAATGTCTGGAATGATGCTTCCCAACCCTCTGTTCACGAACCACTACGGCGAAAGCGGTCGTGGTTTGAGCCCCCGGCTCTGGAGCAAGATCGCTGCCCACGGCTCGGCTCCCGATGGCAGCCAGGGTATTTTCGCCAGCGACGACTTCCTGTCCATCGGACAATCGGTCGCCGTATCGTCGAACATCGCCTGCTATTCGAGTTTCGCCGGTCAGTACAAGACCTACGAGGACACGTCGACCAGCGTGGCACAGATTGCCACGGCCACCGGCGGCGTGCTTCGCATGGCGCTGAACGCTGGCGACAACCAGGAAATCTCGATCTGCCAAGGCGGAGCCGGCACGTCGGCGGCTACTGCGGTGCTCGGCCCGATCAATGTGGCGTCGAGCCCCAAGCCCGTCATCTTTGAGGCTCGGTTCCGCATGTCGTCGATTGCTGACGACGCAGCGGCCATCTTCATCGGCCTGATGGAAGAGAACGGGGCCGTTCACAACGCCAAGGTCGACGACACTGGCGCCACGATCGACAACGACTTCATTGGGTTTGAGACGGTTCACACCAACGGCGGCACGACCGGCGCGAACGCGACGCTCAACTTCGTCTGGAAAAAGGACGGGGCCACCAAGGTAACGCTCATCTCCGGCGTGAAGACGCTGGTTGCGGACACTTGGTACAAGGTCGGCTTTGTGTACCAGCCGCTTGAGGCTCCGTCGAAGCGACTGGCTGTCTTCGTCGATAACGTCGAGCAGACGACCTACGGCACCTACACGCAACTGTCGGCTTCGACGTTCCCTGACGGCGAGGAGCTTGGCTTCACGGCCATCGCCAAGACGGGCAGCGCTACGGCGTCGAACGTGGACCTCGACTGGTGGGCCGCATATTTGGAAGTCTAAGGGCTTCTCCCACAACACGACCGCCCCACGACGGCTAGCGGGCTTATGGCCGCTAGCCGTTTTTTCTTAGACCCACGCAACGGGAAAAAGATGTTCAATCAAAACGACCTCGACGCACTGTCCAACGCCACCGGCAAGTCCGAAATGGAGATCATGGCGGACGAGGCCCTTGGCCACGAGTACATCACGCGCCAGCGGATGTATCACGCGATGGGCCAGCAGGGCGAACTGACGCCCCCCATGATTATCGACATGCTGCGGTTCCTTGGCTTCGAGCCGCCCGCACGCAAAGCCCCGCTGAAGCCGATGGAGATTCGCTGGGAGGACTACCGCGTCGGCACCCGCGTCATTGTGGCGCCTGACGACGCCCAGCCGCTCAAGCAACTGTACGGCGTCTACAAGGGCAAGCCGGAGCCTGGCCGCGTGTCGGTGCTCTTGGATGGCTCTGTCGGCGGTTGGGTCGATGAGTTCCCGATGCGGCAAGTGGCGCTGGCTCCCGCTGGCGCTCCTTCGTTCGTGCTCCCCGAGGAGCCGTTGGTCGAGTCGCTTCGTCCCGCCCCTGCGCCTGTCGAGCCAGTGCAAGCGTTCGACGACGAGGACGAGGAAGACCGCGAGATTGAAACCGACGAAGAGGAAGACGGCCTGCCAACGGAAACGGAAGAGGCTGTCGTTGCCCCCGGCAATGTCGACCGGGCCGATCCTGAAGGCCGCGTGAAGGCCCCGGTGATGGAGAACGACTGGTCGGAAATCGACCCCGGCACGCCGGTCATCTTCAAGGACGGCGACGAACTACTCGACGCTGAGTTCATCGAAGACGGACCGGCGGATGGCCACGTCTCCATCTCCATCAACGGTCAAACCAAAGTCGTCCCCGAATCGCTCGTGCTCGCTTAATGGCGCTTACAGTCACCAAAACCGAACTGCTGCAACGCATTGGGCTGAAGTTGGGCTACAACCCGACCTCCAGTTCGATGACCTCTGCGCAGTTGGTGATTGCCACGAACGTCTTGGAGGACGCACTGCGCCGCTTCTATGAGCCGGACATCCTTCCGGGTGAACGCGAGAAGCACCAGTGGTCGTTCTTATTCCCCACTGCACGGTTCCAGTTCGTCGAGAATCAGTTCACGGTCGACTTGCCGGCCGACTTCTCGATGCTCAACGGGCCGATCACCTACGCTCGTGGCGAGGATACGGTCTATCCGCCGATCGCCATTGTTGGTCCGCAGGAAATCTACAAGAGACAGCAACAGGACGACTCTGCCGGGCGACCTCAACTCGCCGCGGTGCAGGTAAAGGCTGTCGATCCGGTAGCCGGGACTCGCCACGAGCTAGTTTTATACCCCACGTCGGACGACGACTACGAGGTGAACCTGTCCTACAAGGTCAACCCGTACTCGCTCGACTTCGACACGGCGTTGCCGCTGGGCGGTCAGGCGCACATGCAGACGATCATTGCCGCGTGCCTAGCGGAGTGTGCAGCGTTCGACGAGTTGAACGACGGGCAGGATGAAGCCCGGTTCATCGAGAGGTTGCGGTCGAGCATCAGCCACGACCGCCGCGTGTTCGCTCCTGAGACGCTGGGCATCAACTACGACAGTTCGGACGCCTACGACGTGTACGACGGCAACTTGAACGGCCACCGCTACGCGAGTTGGGGCAACGTCACGCAGGTCAACGGCATTACTCCGGGGGGTTGAGCGTGGCAAACGAAATCTCACTCTCTGTCTACGCAGCATTCGCCAAGAGCGGGCAGTCGTTCAATACCGACGACTTGGACCTTCTTGGGCAAACGATTGACGTTAGTGGCAGTCACTACATTCGACGCACAGTCACGGCAACGACTTCGCAGGCCGCTTTGGACATCGGAAGCATCACGAACTGCGGGCTACTCATTGGAATCAATAGAGGGTCGGTGGCAGTCAATCTCCGCTCTGGTTCGAGCGGTGCCAATACGGCGTCATTCCCCGCAGGCAAAGGCTACGCGATGTACCTAGCGACCAACACTCCTTACGTCATCACCGGCTCTAGTACAGCGGTTTTTGAATACATCTTGGTGGAGGCGTGACATGAGCCTAGAGGACACAAGGGCGTTAATTCCCAGCCGCGTGCAATACCTGCCCGCGACCGGCGCCACGATCCGCTTCTCGCGCGACGGCAGCCACTACGCGGCGAGCGCTGGAGCGACGACCACCGCCGTCTCTTGCCCGGCGTACACGGCGCTTCCGGTTGGCCTGCGGTTCACGCTCGACAACTCGAATGGATCTGGCTCACTCACACTCACGCCCCTGACGGGCACG